ATGAAGGACATATAACTGAATCAGGTGATATCCGTGACCAAAAAAGAGACGGAAGATTAGTTTACTATGAAGTAATTGGTAGAGACGGTAAGATTGACTTTGAAAAAACATTTGATGTTGCGGAATATTGGAAAGACTATATCAACTTTGATGAACTTAAATTAGAGTATGATACAATTAATCCCGATGAAAGTCTTCACGCATCTATTGGATTGTTGATGCCTACCGTACCTGAATCATATGAAGTCAAATTTAAGAATGATGTAACAACTCATTTTAATAACAAGTTACAAAGTAGAGGAGAGTTAGTAGAAATATTAGAAAGTGATGACTAACTCGTATAAATAGATAAAAGGAACTTGGAAAAACAGTAATGGCACTAAGAAGAGCATTTGCACAAGAAGATATCAACAGTCTCGCTACTGCAAACGTGGCGACTACACGTAATGTTGACTATAAAGATATCGACTTGACTTTCACCGCAAAGACAACCAGTGGTGAGATATTTAAAAAGAATAATGCGGCTGCTGTAAAACAAGCGGTCAAGACTTTAATTATGACTAACCTTTTGGAGAAACCATTCAAACCTGAGTTTGGTGGTGATATCCAAGGTATGTTATTTGAACTTGCAGATGACCGTGCCTCCGTAACAATAAGAAGAAATATCGTATCTAATTTAAAAAGATATGAACCTCGTGCAAAGATTATATCTTTAGATGTAGAGGCAAAACCCGATAACAATGCTATCGCAGTAGACCTTACATTTAAAATTGTCAATACGGAAGAGGTTGTAAACTTTTCGACAACACTAAGTAGGTTAAGATAACATGGCAACAACTATTAACTCAACATCTCTAGACTTTGATGCAATTAAGAATAACCTAAAAACATTCTTAGCAAACAAAGACGAATATTCGGATTATAATTTCGAAGCATCGGGATTATCAAACATCCTAGATGTACTCGCATATAACACACACTTCAATGGATTGACTGCTAACTTTGCATTGAACGAATCGTTCCTTGGAACTGCACAACTTCGTTCATCTATTGTATCCCTTGCGGAAGGTATTGGTTATATTCCCGACTCAAAAACATCTGCTAAATGTGTTGTCAAACTTAGTGTAAGTCTTGCGGGTGTTAGTGGTAGACCATCTATTATTCAATTACCTAGTGGTACTAAGTTTACATCTGTTGTCGATGATACTACATTCACGTTCCAAACACAAGAGAATCTAACTGCGGAAGAAAATGAAAGTGGTAATGGATTCTACGAATTTAAAACAGGAGACGGTTCTAATCTAATCAGTCTTACAGAAGGACAAGCAAGAACTAAGACTTTCCTTATTACTCAACAATCAGAGAATGCAGTATATATTATTCCCGATGTAAATATGGATACAAGTACTGCGGTAGTTCGTGTGTATGATACACCAAGTTCTGCATCATTCTCAACATTTACTAATATTATTAATGCAACAACAATCAACGCATTATCAACACTTTACATTCTAAAAGAAGCACCAAACGGTAACTTTGAATTATCATTTGGTAACGGTACTACTTTAGGTAAAGCACCAGCTGCTGGTTCTAAAGTTGTTGTATCATATCTGACATCTAATGGTGCATCTTCAAATAGTTCAAAAGTATTTGAACCTGCTTCTCAGTTGACCGTTGGTGGTGTAGGTTATGACCTTACTGTTACAACACAATCAAACGCAGTGGGTGGTGGTGCAAGAGAAGATATAGAATCTATTCGTAAGAACGCACCATTCCAATATGCATCACAAAATAGAATGGTAACTCACGTTGACTATTCTACGTTGGTACTACGTAACTTCTCAACACTGATTAAAGATATCAAAACATTCGGTGGAGAAGATGCATTGAAACCCGAATTCGGTGTCGTATTCATGTCGGTACTATTTAACTCAGACGTACCCGATGCAACCGTCACTACAACTAAACAAGCAATTCTAGACCTTGCAGAACAATTATCAGTTGCATCGTTTGAATTAAAATTCGATGACCCTGTAAAAACATTTATTGAATCACAAGTATTCTTCCAGTTCAATCCTAGATTAACTACATTGTCAAGAAATACTATTCAGTCAAATGTACAAACTGCAATCGATGATTACTTTACAGGTTCGGTTGGTAAGTTTGACCAATCGTTTAGACGTTCAAATATGTTAACAGATGTGGATAATGTATCTCCTGCTGTACTATCATCTCGTGCAGAGATATTCATGCAGAGAAGATTTACTCCTACTGCGGGTAGAATCGAAGACCATACATTAAGATATCCAGTGCAGATTGCACCACCCGATGATGAATTCCATCGTATTACATCTACATCATTTACCCTACAAGGTAAGGTTTGTATTCTTAGAAACAAATTAGGTTCAAATAAATTAGAAGTATTTGACCAAGAATCAAACGAAGTACTTGTAGATAACGTGGGTGATTATGCACTAGACACTGTAAGAATTGTCGGATTAAATATTGACGGTGTTATTGGTGGTGGTGCTATATTGAAGGTCAGTGTAAAACCTGCTAACGAATCTGCGATATCACCTGTTAGAAATGATTTATTAGAGTACGACAAATCTGCATCCTTTACTAAGGTTGTTGATATTGATACAGGAATTACAAACTAATGCCAAAAGCACTAGACATAACATTACAGGATTTAGATAGACGTGATATTGATACTCCCGACTATAAGGTCAAGGAAGTATTACCACAGTTCTTTCGTGAATCATATCCTAAACTTATAAGTCTACTAGACAATTATTATGAGTTTGAGGATAGTGATGCATCTCCGTCTAGACTTTTAAATGATTTGTTTAGGTCTCGTGATATTACACAGACCGATGCAGAACTCTTAAAGTACATCGAAGATGAATTACTTTTGGGTCAATCCTACTTTGAAGGATTCCAAGACAAGAGAGCGGCTGCTAAATATTCGAACACATTATATCGTTCTAAGGGTACTAAATATTCGATACAACAGTTCTTTAGAACCTTCTTTGGTATAGACCCTGAAATTATATACACAAAGAAGAATGTATTTAAAGTTGGTGAAACAGATTCTTTTATTGGTGACCAATCACAAAGATTCTTGACCAATGATAAGTTGTATCAAACTTTTGCAATTCTGATTAAGGCAGAAAAACCTTTCTCAGAATGGAAAGACACATATAAACTATTTGCACATCCAGCTGGTATGTTTGTTGGTAGTGAGATTCAAATCGTGACAGATGTTACTGATTTGATGGAAGCGGATTCAAGTAAACCCGCACCTACACCACCAATTGTTATTGAAGAGACTGCGGGTCTTGGTGACTTCTTCTTTGAAGATGTTAATGTCACAGGTGGACTTGCATCACTTGATGCATCTAGTTTGGTTGTCGATGCATATGCAGATACAGACGGGAGTGGTGGATTGTCAGGAGTTAAATCTAGGATTAATACATATCTTAATGCTGATAAGTTTAATGCAGAGTCCTTACAACACATTGCAAAACAATACAGTTCATTAAGAGAACTACAACTTATGGGGTCACCAACGTTTGATGATTCAGACTTTGTTAAAGACAGTGCGACACATCAAAGTGGTATGTTCCAAATTGGTGTGGAAACTGGTACACTCCAAGGTATGGATATGTCTAATGACTTCCACTTTGAAACATTAGACCAAGATAAACACCAAGCGTGGTCAGGTGACTCAGCAACTTACTATACTTATCAAATAGATAGCGCTGGACACTTATAACTCGTATAAATAGAACTAAGAGATGAGAATTTAAAAATGGCAAGACAAAACGTAAATAGAGGCACAATCGCAAACGATGGTACAGGGGATACTCTCCGTACTGCTGCCAAGAAAATTAACGATAATTTCGTTGAATTATACTTGACAATCGGTGGTGATAGTGATATAGTAACTTCGAGAGTTTCATTCGTAGATAGTGGTCTATCTTTCGAGGGTACAACTGTAAATACTAACGATACTATTCTTACAGTACAAGACCCAACTGACTTACGTAAGGTTACTATTCCCGATGCGACTGGTATTCTTATCATGGATTCTGCAAGTCAGACCATGACGAATAAGACTTTAACAAGTCCAGTATTGACTACGCCTCAAATAAATGATACGAGTGCAAACCATCAATATATTGTTGCAGTATCAGAACTTGCCGCTGATAGAACAATTACATTACCTCTATTGACTGGTGCAGATGAATTTACTTTCAACGCACATACACAGACATTAGTAAACAAAACATTAACAACACCTATATTGACAACTCCAATTATAGGTGGTAAAAACCTTGGTGGATTCATTGATGATTCTGCTGGTAACGAATTAATTGAATTTGACCGTGTTGCAAGTGCAGTAAATCACATTAAGATTTCTAATGTTGCAACCTCAAATAATCCAAAGATAGAAGCAGTCGGTGATGACACTAACGTTTCATTGAACCTTGCATCTCAAGGTACTGGTGCTGTTAATATCAATACAAGACTTGCTATGAATGTGAATAGTGTTGCAACTACAACTGCGGTTGACCTTGCAAAACCATTGACAATCTTTACTGCAAGTTCAGGAACAATCTCACCTACACTAGGTGGTGGACAAGTTTTGGGTGAGATACATAACTTTATCGCTAAAGGTGCAGCTGTTGTTAAACTACAAACAGATACTAATATCAACAGTGTAGCAGATAGTGCTAATGCATACTTTAGATTCGAACAAAAAGGAACACTTTCTCTACAATGGGATGGTGACAAATGGAACGTGTTGAGTTCAAGAGACAGTGCTGACGGAACAGGTCAAGTACTATTGACTAAAGATTAATAGGATAGAATAAAATGGCGAAGGCAGTAATAACAAATCGAATTAAGAAGCAAGTCATCCAAAGTTTGGTTGATGACTTAGACTCTTCTGCAAATAACTATTATGCAGTAATCGGACGTTCAGAAGTATGGAACGATTCCGATGTTGCACCACAAGCGTATAATACTGGAAGACAGGAAAGACAATTCCGTAATGTAATTCAGAGTGCGAAGAACATTACCGATAGAAGTATGGTTGTTCCTAGACATAACTGGGCTTCAGGTGCTATCTATTCTGCATATGATGATGCACAAGTAGGATATCCTAGTCAAGCATATTATGTTATCAACGATAACAACCAAGTATATCTCTGTGTTCAACAAGCAAAGACAGCTGCTGGTTCAGCAAAAGTATCTCAAAACCAACCACAAGGTAACACAACTGGTGCGCCATTCCAAACTGCCGATGGTTATATTTGGAGATTCTTATATTCTATCTCTGCTCTAGATGCAACTAAGTTCGTTTCTGCGAACTATATGCCTGTTAAATTACAAGGTGCAACTGACTCAGACTCACCCGCTGCTGACATCGAACAACTTGCAGTACAAAATGCGGCTATCAAAGGTCAGGTTATTGGATATGCACTTGACTCAGGTGGAGAAGGATATCAATCTAATCCTACAGTAACTATTGTTGGTGACGGTACAAAAGCAAAAGGAACTGCATCAATCGATGGTGGACAAGTTAAGAAAGTAGAACTTATTGACTCTTCGGGTGCATTCACTATGGGTAGTGGATATACTCAGGCAGTTCTTGAGTTCACAGGTGGTGGTTCATTCACTAAACCTGCTAAGGGTAGAGTTATCCTCGCTGCTAATCAATCTCCTAACGGACTTGGTGCAGACCCAAGAGATGACCTACGTGCAACTTCTATCATGTTTAACAGTAAACCCGATGGAATTGAATCAGGAGACTTTATTGTAGAACAAGACTTTAGACAGGTTGGTCTATTAAAGAATCCAAAGGTTGACAGTGACAACGGTACTGCATTTAGTGAATCAACAGGTAATGGATTGTATCAATTAAAACGTGCATCCACATCTACTCAGTTCACAAGAGACAATATTATTCTTGGTGGAACATCACAAGCAAAAGCAATCATTGACAGAGTTGATTCTGCAAACGGTAGTTTATTGTGGTATCACCAAACAGAAGCAACAGGATTTACACCATTCAGTCAAGG